GCATCAGTAGCAATACTAATAACCATGTCGCCAGAGTCGTTTGCTACGTTGTCAGCAAGTACTCCCATTGCAGATTGAATCAGGCGTTTTTCGTTGTTGGTAGCCCAATATTGAGCAATTCGATCTGTAATCCAGCCGACAGGATCTTGCAATGCTAGCTCTCGTGCTAAGTCCATTGTTGACCAAGATTGATTTTGTGCAGCCAAGCGCCATCTCATCCTAGAAGATGTAACATTTTGGGGCGTTGATAGATTAGATGGATCGTCATCAGAATAATTAGGCTCTTGTGTGCCTAACGGTTTGCCATAGGGCATTTCGCCAATATTACCGCCCGCTGATGCTTGTGCGTCTAATCTTGCATCGCGAACCATAACGCCTGATGCGATAAATCGATTAAGTTCCTCTTGTTTTTCTTGTACTGCGGGATCAAAAGTAAGAGGGTTATAAATGTCCGAAATTTGTACTGTAGCCATGATTTTTACCTATTTATTTAATTCGTTAAATTTATCTGGATCAGATTTAGCTAAAGCAGTTTTTTCGGTAAGCGTCATATCTTTAAACTCTTTGCCGGATTCCCCGCCTTTTGCGCCGTTGCCAGCTGCTCCACCACCAGAATTGTTTGGGGCTACGCAGAAAGCTTTACCTGTGTCTGTTGACGCCCAATCTTTTACATACTCGCTTAACGATTTATCGCCGATCATGGCTTGACCATCGACGATTTTTGCGGAGCTTTTAATAATTGCTAAAGCCCCCTCTTTTAATGATGGATTAATGCTAACGCCGTCTAATGCGACATTTAACCCATTATCAATCAATAATTTTGATACTACTGATTCCAGAGAATCTGTTTTTTCTTTTGCTTTTTCTATAGCTGCCAAATGTGATTCATCTTTTAGCTTAGTAGCTTCATTCCAATTTTTAGCGTCTTCAGCAGCCTTTAGTTCCGCATTATGTTTAAATTGTTTTAATGATTCTAGCTCTGCGCTGTTTAACTCGTTATTGCCTTTATTTGCGCTAAGTTTGTCCAAAAGCTCTTGGTTTTTACTATTTAATCCATTTGCTAACCCGTTTATTTGTTCTAACTGCTCAGGCGTTAAGCCATCAATCTTATCTGCACCATTTAACATTTTATTACCCTTTGGGATTGCCTCTTTGAGACCAGAGCTTACATTTTAACAATTTAACTAATATTTAGCAACTTTAACCAATATTTGCGTTTTGAAACACTAATGGATCTTTAGCCTTCATCTCATTAAGTGTTATCGGCCTAAATAGTCGATCAGTAGAAAATCGCCTGAACTCATCAATAGTCAATCCGCCATTTCTAAGCAATGTAGCTTTTGTAACGCCTATAGTGTCGTTTTGAAATGAAACTGGCTGTTTTTTAAGCCATGAATAGTATGTTTCGCTGCTAGAAACTTGTTTTCCGCCTTCTAATCCTTTAGATGCGCGCTTGCCGCCAGAATCATCAATTCTAAATCGCTTATCAAGCAATGGCGTTGTAGTACATCTATCATTTGGGTGTAGCGGTGGTAATGGTTTGTATTTATCAGCCCACAAAAAGTCTTTGCCGTCTAGCGGAGCGCACAAAGGACATGTTCTATTATCGAGCGTAGCAAGCCAAGTATATCCAATAATAATATCATCATTTTCTGACATTGATTGCATTCTTGCGGTGCTGGAAACATGGTTAGTTGCTGTGCGAACCATCGTTTTAATATTTCTGCGAGTAACTTTATCAAGCAGTTTGTTTTTGCCGGTGATAGAATTCGCTATTTGTTGGTTAGTTTGACCAATTGTAAATCCTACTTTAATGATATCACTAACTCGATCAATCTCTTTTTTCTGCCAGTTTCTAATAAATGGCTCAAGAACCGTAACGCCTTCTGGGTTTTGAAAAACTAGTGGCGTAGATCGAATGGCGGCTAATATTTGCGATTCCAGCGGGGCGTTTGCTGAACTTAAAGCTAAAACATTATTGATTGATCTAACTTCAAATTCGGCTTCTGATAATGCAAACGCATCAAGCTCGCCAAATAGCGTATCATCATTATAGCTACTGTATAAAATAGCCATGGATTTCCTTATGTCTCTTGCTATAGAGTTTATTTTTCTTTGACTCGTTGTTGATCCCTCAGATAGTAAAATTATGCGTATCTCTTTTTGCATACGCTTGATAAATGGATCAAACAGATTGGACAAATGCCCAGCATAACGCTGTACAAAAACAGCATGTCTCGAATTTTGTTCAGTTAATTGCCTAATCATTACATGCCATTATCATCAGTTGCTATTAGCGTTTTTTCTTCTTCTGACGTACGCAAAGGGTTTGCTATTTCTCCTTTTAATAAGTTTTCGTAGAAAGTTTGATATGACATCAATTGCCCCTGAACGGCGCCAATCATGCCGGTTAATAGTTGCGGATCTAACGTTTTTGGGAAATAATCAAGATTAAGCTGATATTCAACTTTTTCAGAGCTGCCCAACCATTTTGCGGCAAATGTTAATGCTTTTGTATAAGCCTCGCTTACAACAATAGCCACATTGCCAACTGTTGAATTCTGAGCTACTTGATCAAGGGATTTGGCTTCTGCGGATTCTGCACTAGCAATCCTCGGTTTAAGCATTTCAGCGCCAAGAGCAGCCATTCTTTGTTCCATATCGAGCAAATATTGACGCATTGAGCCGCCGTCAGACTCGGTTTGCAGCACCCCGAATTCTGCCTCAGAGTCTCTATTGCTCCATTTCATGCCGGGTCCAATCAATATGTTATTATCGTCACCTTGTACGCCCGTTTCTGTAAATATCGGAAATGCGCTAGCGTGTTCTTTTGCTGCATAATCTGCGAAGAACTTATAGTGATTAAAATTAGCATCAACCAAATCATTGATTATTGATTTATCTTCTGCGCCTATTTTTATCCAAAAAAACGGTATCTCGTTAGATGGTTGTCCGTTAACCAATATAAGCTCAGGCTCTGATAATGGCTCACCGTCATCGTTATAAATTGTTTGATAATAAATTCCTTCAATAAGCTGCAAAACCCTATATTGATATTTTGATATGTCGACCTCGAAAGTATTCGTTAGCTCAACTGATGATTCTTTTAAAACTAATAGAGTTAACTTATTCTCATTATCTACAATGTCATAAAACCAGTTAATAATTGATTCAAATTTGTAATTCAATATTTTTGGGCGTAAATTTGCCTTTTCAGCGGCTGCTACCGATAGGCGATTCTGAACATTTGGAAAATCGACCAATAATCCTGATTGAGGTGCGATAAATGCCTCATTAACAACAGTTTGAGATTGTTTGCGTATTGAGTCATTACTGCCATTAATGTTTGAATCCATGTAATCAAGCACGGTAGGAATGTTTTTGGTAGCGTTTTTGCTAAATATCAGGCCTGTTAGTCCGTCTACTGTGCGCCCAGATGCGCCATAAAAGTATGCCAACGACAAATATTTATTGTAGCTCGCTGTGCCTTCATGAGTTAAATCGCATGATTGAGTTATTGATAAACCATCATCGGTCATATTTGTTGTTACACACATTGATGCGAGCGGGGGTAGGAACTTTGTGCGACCTTTTTTAACTGTACGCTCTCCTGAAACAGCCGCTCTGTTTCTTTCTACATCGTGAAGCAACTCTGAGTATTCGCGTCGAACTGTTTTAACATCTGTCATAGTATAAGCCTTGAGCGTGTTGTGAGCGGCTTAACCACTGGATAATCGTAGGTTATAAAATAACCAGCGCCATCATTGGCGTGATCGTTGTTCTGCGTTTTATCAGGCTCACCATTAGTCGCCCAAACTTGCTGTTCTAAACAATCTGCGTATGTTGGGCATTTATCAACATTAACCAAATAGTTCCTGATGCCTCCATTATCGCAAAAAGCACGGTTCATTGCCAATATACGATTCTTAACAAACGGATTTTTTCTATTTGCTATTACATTAAATCCCGCCTGCTGCAATAATGCAATGTCAGTTTTGCTGGCGTCAACTGACTTTCTAGATCCGCCACTAGCATCAGGATAAATTCTTATCGTACAGTTTTTATATTTAAATTTTATTATTTTTATAATGTCAGGCGTATCATAAGCATTAATTATTTCATCAATTGCTATTGGCTTTCCGTTTTCCTTAATATGAACTATCCCAGCCATTTTACCGACGTTGAAATCCATTCCAATATAGATAGGTTCGCTTCCGTCCCATATTCTATTAGAATTATTTAATTTTCTATTATACGACGTGTAAATAGTCCCGCTTGTTAGGTTGACAAACTTACCCATAATGTACGATTCAACCAATTGCGGTGGATAGCTATCTTTTAACGACTTGATATATCCATCGGGTAAATGCGGGTTTGATGCTGTTGGTGCCTGAATTATCCTATATCCGTCTTTTGGATCTTTTTTCCATGTATTATAGACGAATTTAAAGCCCTCTGGCGTTGTAGTTACACCGATAGTATTAGGCGCTCCATCTGATTTGTATTGTCTGTTTCTCGATTGTATTCTGCGCCAAACGTCCGCAGCATCATTTATTTTAAGAGTGTCCAATTCATCAACATCAGCATCAGCGTGTTCATAACCTATGATTCTACTAGGCGTATCCATCGATCGAAAGAATATCTTTCCGGAATTCTCTATTTCTATGTAGTTTAGTGGTGATTTAAATAGTTTATAAGGAATATCTAAATTTGATAATGATTCTTCAAACCTAGGAAATGCAATCATTCTTACTAGATCATAAGTGGGTTCATAAAATCCACGGTTTAAAGTTGGATAATTTAGCTTTCCTATAATGGCGCGATTAATTGCAGCTTCTGTCTTTCCTGCGCCAAATCCAGCAATCATTGCAGGGAATGGGTCGCTAGCTGTTATATAATCAAATTGTGGACTAGTCGGTAGGAGTTGATGCATCAGGCTTTACTATCTGAATTGTGTAGTTTGTTCTATCTTGTTTGCTTTCTTCGGTTTCTCTCCATCCGGCCTGCGTTTTTAGATAAAATATTTGAGCAGAAGTGTTACCTTTTATTGCACTATTAACGATTGATTGCGCAACTTTTGCAATGCCTTTAGACTTCCCTTTTTTATATAGGGTATCTATGCTTTCGTCGTCTTTCCTCATTCTACCCAGTGTTTTTCTACATATTCCAAAATAATCTGATATTTGATCCAACGACAGATAAACCGATAACGCTTCCATCTGAATTATCTGATCGGGTGTCAATGTTAACGTTGATCTACCCATTACATAACACCAATAGTAAATTATCTCTACATCTGTCAAACCATTTACGCATTTTTTGTTTATGACAATCAAAAGCTTGCATATAAATTTCAACCTCATACGCGCACCTTTGTTCTATTGTCATACTAGATCTAATTGATAACACCTCATCAAAGTATCCATTATGTTTTCTTTGTTCTATTTTTATAGCTGTGAACATAAAACAGTCGCTTAGGCATCTTGCACCAGCGCCAGAAAACCATGGTTGGGTTTTATAGTTTAGCCGATGATCATGAGACTTCCCCACTTTATTAAAAGTATTCTTACCCAATTTAGTTATCCATTTTATCTCGGATTTATCTAAATCTTTTGGCTTTGCCATATAAACCCCTTTAGAGCTTTAATTAACTGCAATCAATAGCAGGTGTTGCTTTTTCTGTGTATGTCCATTGACCTATAAGCCCGTCAGAGCCTAATGAGTCAATTGTTATCTTGTAGTATTGTCCATCAATAATGTCGGAGTCGGGCGCTATAGTTGTTCTATAAATACCGTCACTAGCTAATACATAGGGCATTGCGAATATGGGAACCGCTTCTGTTCCGTCAATATTATCTATTCTGCCAGTTACTGTTGAGTCATTAATAAATGA